CCCGATTTTTGTACCGGGATCGAGGGGGTGATCGGGTGCCAGACCTCGACAGCCTCGCCTCCGGTGGCCGCCGTCTCTTCGCCGAGCTACACGACGACGAGGACCCGTACTCGCTGACGGCGATGATCGTCGAAGCGGCCAGGATCAAAGACCGTCTCGACCAGTTCGATCGCGTCCTGTGCGGCGACATCGACTGCTGGGTGAGCCTGGTCGATGCGCGCGGCGCCGACGGCATTCTCGAGATCCGCGTCGACGGTGCACTGCAGGAGTCCCGGCAGCAGGCCAACACACTCCGGCAGATGCTCGCCGAGATCCGCCGACAGAAGGGCTCTGAGCCTGCCGGTGATGGCGATGACGGCCTCGCTGATCTGTGACGACTTCCCCACGCTGACCGGCCGTCAGGAGCCGCACAACCTTTCCGTCTTCGACGGCGACATCACGCACGGCGTGAAGGCTGTCGAGCTGGGACGCCGCGCCGGATCCATCGCGATGCCCTGGCAGGTCGAGGCGCAGCACGCGATCCTCTCGACTACCCCGGCTGGACGATGGACGCACCCGACCTGCTGCCTGATCATCCCGCGGCAGAACGGAAAATCCGAGATCCTCATCCAGCGCTGCCTGTATGGGCTGTTCAAGCTGGATGAGACGATCATCTACACGGCGCAGCGGTGGAAGACCGCCCGCGACGGGTGGAAGCGGCTGATGGCTCTCATCAAGAGCCGGCCGTGGCTGCGGAAGCGGGTTGTCCGCGCGACGTGCTCGCAGGGCGAGGGGATCATCGAACTCGCGTCCGGCGCGTCGATCTCGTTCGGCACCCGCTCGAACGACACCGGTCGCGGTCTGACCGACGTCGATCTGGTCGTCTACGACGAGGCGTACAACCTGACGCCCGGTGAGATCTCCGCGATGTCCTTCGTGCAGATGGCGGCGAAGAACCCGCAGCGGATCTACGCCTCGTCCGCGGTGAACCAGGACGAGCACCCCAACGGCGAGGTGCTCGCGTCGGTCCGCAACCGCGGCCTGGCGCGTGAGGTCGGCGTGTACTTCGCCGAGTACATGGCGGCAGACGGCATGCCGCGCGACGCGGAAGAGACCTGGCGCTACGCGAACCCGTCGTACGGAGTCATCCAGACTGCCGAGAAGATTCTCGACATCATGAAGAACCTCGCGACCCCAGCGGGCCGCAAGGGGTTCGATGTCGAGGCGCTCGGCCGCGGCGATTGGCCGGCCACCGACGACAAGGCGGAGACCTGGCAGATCGTCGCCGAGGATCAGTGGCGCGGACTGCTCGACTACGCGCCGGACCTGACCGGCACGACCGGTATCGGTGTCGCGCGTGTCGGAAGCCAATGGGCGATCGGAGCGGCGCAACGCACCGTCGACGACCGGATCCACATCGAGGTCGGGTATCTACCGATCGCGCCGAACCCGGAGATCGTCGCACTCCTCGGCCGCGTCGACGACACGATCGAGCCGTGCGCGATCGCCACGGACAGCCGGTCCCCGGCTGCGGTGCTCGAACCGATGATGAAGACAGCCGGTATCGAGCTGATCAAGTCGACGACGAACCAGGCCGCACTGATGTGCTCCGGGTTCGTAGACGACGCCGAGGACGGGTTGCTCTGCCACACCGGGCAACCCGCACTGCTGCACGCGCTCGGGCACGCCACCAAACGTGAGCTGCCACGCAAGGACTGGGTCATCGACCCTAACGGTGACCCCGGCGGGGCACCGTTGCTCGCAGTGGTGCTGGCCCGGTGGGCGCTGCTCACGTTCGAATCCCGAGTGGTCGGCGCCGCAGCCGCACCCGCGTTCGAGCGACCCACACACACCGGCGGGTACGTCGATTCGTTCGACGCGATGACCGTCGCATTCTGAAGAAGGAGGTGACCATGGCGCAAACTGCGCGACCGGCCACCGAACTGGGGTATGTCAACGGCGGCGGCACCGAATGGCAGCAGTGGGACCACACCGAAAAGGTGCCCGAACTGCAGTGGCCCGAGTCGGTAAATGTGTTCAGCCGGATGGGCCGCGAGGACGGCCGAGCCTCGTCGCTGCTGCGGGCCATCGGGCTACCGATCCGCCGCACCACGTGGCGCCTCGACCAGAACGGCGCCCGCGACGAAGTGACCGAATTCGTCGCGCGGAACCTCGCGTTGGGAATCAAAGGCTCGGACTTCGTGCCGACAACCCGCACCCGGGGCAGATTCTCGTGGCGAGGTCACCTACAGCCGGCGCTGCTGATGCTGCAGTACGGGCACTCCTACTTCGAACAGGTCTACCAGCCCGAGAAGGACGGCAAGCTCGGACTGCGGAAACTGGCGCCGCGACCGCAGCGCACGATCTCGAAGATCACTGTCGCGCTCGACGGCGGACTTGAGTCGATCACCCAAGAGGCGCCGGTCGGCAAACTCACCGCGGCATCGGCAATTCCTGACGGATTCACGATCCCGGTCAGTCGGCTCGTCGCCTACGTGCACGAGCCGGACCCCGGACAGTGGCAGAGGAACTCGATCCTCCGCCCGGCGTACAAACACTGGATCCTCAAAGACGAGTTCATGCGCACGCAGGCCGCGGCCGCTCGCCGCAACGGCATCGGTGTCCCGGTCGGTACCGCATCGAAGTCCGACGACCAGGCCGAGGTCGACCACATGCGTGACCTCGCATCGAACTTCAAGGGCGGCATGACCTCCGGCGTCGGCCTCGCCAACGGCCAGGACCTCAAGCTGCTCAGTGTGCAAGGTGTCCTGCTCGACATTCAGCAGGCGATCGACTACCAGGACAAGCAGATCGCGCTCGCCGGTCTCGCGCACTTCCTGAACCTCGACCGCGGCGGCTCCTTCGCGCTGGCCAGCGTGCAAGAGGACACGTTCACGCAGTCGGTGCAGACCCTCGGCGAAACCATCGCCGACGTCGGCACCGCCCATGTCGTCGAGGATCTCGTCGACCTGAACTGGGGCGAGGACGAACCCGCACCGAAGATCGTGTTCGACGAGATCGGCTCGCGTCAGGACCTCACCGCGGCCGCACTGAAGATGCTGATCGACGCCGGACTGATCCGGCTCGACCGCTCGCTCGAAGAAGACACGCGTCAGCGGTACGGACTGCCCTCGAAGGACACGCCAGCCCCATCCGAGTCGTGGACGCCCGGCGGCGACCCGAGCGAAACCGAGGAGACGACCACGTGAACCCGTTCCTGCGTAACCCCAGGCGTACAAGCGCACCCCGGTGCGTGCCGCGCTTCCGGAAACCCGCACCGAAGGGAGCGTCGCGACGCTCCGCCTGTACGTCCCGATCGACTCCTGGGGCGAGTACTGGGGCATCTCCGCCAAGGAATTCACCACGGCCCTCGACGAGCTACCCGAATCGATCACCGAGATCGAGCTGCTCATCAACTCCCCGGGCGGCGAGGTGTGGGAGGCGCTCGCGATCCTCAACTCACTCCGCCGCCACAAGGCGCGCGTCGTTGCGATCGTCGAGGGCATCGCCGCATCGTCGGCGAGTTTCATCGCCGCCGGCGTCGACGAACTCCGAATCATGGAGAACGCCCAGTTCTTCATCCACAAGGCTTGGGGGATGTGCGTCGGCAACGAGCACGACATGGCCAAGTGCGCCGCAGACCTGGCGCACGAGGACCGCAACATCGCCTCGATCTACGCATCGAAGGCCGGGCGCGACGCCGACCAGTGGCTCGCCGAGATGTCCGAGGAAACCTGGTTTTCCGCCGACGAAGCAGTCACGGCTGGTCTCGCCGACTCGGTCATCCCGGCCCGCGAGTCGGGCGGCGCCCAGAACGCGCTGAACCGTTTCGATCTGTCCGCGCTGTCCCGTAAGCAGCGTGCGACCACGAACTCCTCTGCCGCCGAGGCGGAGGACAACAGGAAGGAAGCCGATATGGCCACCTTGAATGAATCCCTCGCCTCGCGCCTCGGCATTGCAGCCGACGCCGATGACGAGACCGTCCTGGCCGCCCTCGACGAGGCGCTCGCCGAGCAGGCCCAGGAGCCCGTCCAGCAGGCACCCGCCGGTGCTGGTGAGGTGACGGCCGAGCAGGTCACGAACTATGCGGAGCGGCACGGTTTCGTTGTTGTCGACCGCGCCCAGCACGAGGACTACATCGCCGCTGCCAGCGAGGGCCGCGCCGCCCGCGCACAGCAGCTCCGCGAAGGCGACGAGGCGCTCGTCGACGGCGCCATCCGGGC